GTCCGCCTTGTACTCGAGCTCACTGATGACCTTGCTCTTCACTCGCTCAATCTGCTTTCTGGCCTTTGCTGTTGACATTGGCCGCCACTTCAACACCCTTGACTTGATGCTGTCTCGCTCTCTGAACTGGTTCTTGAGATCCTCGATCATGGGGATCTTGACGTTGTAGTACAGTGAGTCAAGGATTTGCACCGTGCGTGCCTTCATCGCTTCTTCTTGGAGTGACTTCTCGACGTTGATGTCTCCCCGGCACTTGAAAGCCGATCTTAGCACCGTCCCCAATGCCGGGACTGAGACTGCTCCGTACTCAGACTTTGCCATGTGCTTCTTCAGAAAGGTACACTGGTAGGCCGATTCCCGCTCGAAGACCTTGAGCTTGTAGCCGATTTCGTAAGCTGCGTCGATGAGCTGATCTGCTGTGGCACTTGGGTTGCTGTTGAGTTCTTCCATCAAGCGGTAGAGGATGACGATCAATGTCATTGTGTTAATGGCGGTAGTGAATACGTGTCCTGAGGGCAGGTATGGTTCAAGCGGTACTGCTTTCCCTCTTCCCTTGCCTTTGGGGTACTCTATCCCTTTACACATGACTGTCAGTGGCCTCATCACCGCCTTCATGGCTCTCTTCCAGAAGTGTGGGAGGTGCTCGAAGAAGTATCCGAACTCGTCGAACGCCGCTTGCTTCTGCGTCCGGTCGCACTTGCTGATGTCGACGTCAAAGTACCGGAACGTCCCGTCCGGCTTGACGAAGATGAGGCAGCCGTCGTCAGAGTGAACCCAACCTCTCGATCGGCGCTCTGCGTCGGTCCTCGAGCATCCACCGTGACCCGTCGGATCGAGAATACTCTTTGCCCAGTCGTCCAAGATTGGCTGCGAAACTCGTTTCACAAACTTTATCTGGCCCAACTTGGTCGTGACGACCTTCTCCATGGCGATCTTTAGGAGGTACAGGTATTGCCCGTCCGAGAGTGTAGTCTCTACTCCCAGATTGACAAACTGTCGTTTAGTTCCCCCATCTTCCGCCGTTTCCGCTTTCTGTTTTGCCTCGTTCTTGATCAGCTTCCCGTTTTCCGTGCCGATGAATCCGCAGTCTTTGAGGTTTTGGGCCGTCCTTAGATACAATAACTTCTTTGCTGACGGTGCGCGCTTGAGTTGTTCTTCAAACATCTTCTCTGCACGCTCTACGGTTCTTTCAAACTCGTATCTTACCTCTTCCCAGTACGGTCCCACTTTTTCCTTTGCTTCGGCGAAATGCTTCTGGTTCTTCATGAGTGCCTCGTGATAGCCCTTTACTTCTGGCTTGATCTTGCAAGTCAGCCTCCTCATACTGTTTCTCCCGTGTCCCGGGTTCTC